TCATTGGCTCCGGCTTTGACGCAATGGGCTGGGTCCCAGAGGGTCAGCGCAGTGGCCAGATGAGCTACAACACCTCGAACAAGAGCGCGACTTACGTCACGATCGGCGAAGAAGACGCGGCGACCTTCGAGGCGATCAGCGCCGGCCGCCAGTTCGAAGACATCCAGGCTCGGATGACCTTCCGTCTGCTGCAAAAGATGATGCTGAAGGAAGAGATGGCGATCCTCGCCGGCAACGCCTCAATGACTCTTGGTGTCCCGGCAACCCCGACCCTCACGGCGCAGACCAACGCCAACAGCACGTTGCCGACCGGCACGTATTATGTCCGCGTCGTGGCTCTGACCCTCGAGGGCTATCAGAATTCCTCGGTCTCTGCTGGTGTCGCGACCAGCAAGTCAGTGGTCGGCGCCGACGGCAAGTCCTACATGCTGTCGGGCGGGTCGTCCAACATCTCGGCCGAGAGCGCCGGGCAGTTGGTGACGATCTCGACCAACGCGCTGGCGATGACCCTCACCGCGATCCAGGGTGCGGTCGCCTATGCGTGGTTTATCTCGACGGCCAACACGACCGGCACCGAGACATTGCAGGCGATCACCACGATCAACAGCTATGTCCAGTCCGTCCCGCTGCTGACCGGCACGCAGTCCTACACGGCGGTCACCGCCGACAACTCGGCCAACTCCAGCTACGCCTATGACGGGTTGCTGACCACCGCTCTAAAGAGCGGCAGCAACGCCTATGTCAACATCCTGGCGACCGGCACCGCCGGCACCGGCACGGTGTTGACCGCCTCGGGCCGCGGCTCGGTCAATGAGATCGACACGATGTTCCAGAAGATGTGGGACAACTTCGAGCTCAGCCCGACCGTGCTCTACGTCAACAGCCAGGAGCTGAAGAACATCACCACCAAGGTGCTGTCGAACAGCGCCGGGCCGTTGCTGCGCTACGACACTCCCGCTGACGGGAGCACCGGCGAGTACCAGGTGACCGCCTCGGGTGTGGTGCAGTTCTACTACAACCCGTTTGCGATCAATGGCGGGCTGCGCATTCCGATCAAGATCCACCCGCGCGTGCCGCCGGGGACGATCATTGGCTGGGCCGAGAACCTGCCGATCCAGTATCAGTCGAACGAAGTGCCCAATGTCGCGGAAGTCAAGACGCGGCAGGATTACTACCAGATCGACTGGCCGATCGTGACCCGCCAGCGCCAGGTCGGCGTCTATGCCGAACAGGTGCTGGCCGTTTACGCTCCCTTCGCGATGGGCGTTATCAGCAACATCGCCAACGGCTGAGCATTACCCCGCCGAGGCCGCGAGACCTCGGCGGGCCCGCCCTTGGCCACGACGCGGAGTGCCAAGGGCGGGTCTATTTTTCCGCTGTCTACACAACCTCCACACAACCGGAGACGGCACCTTGCCCTACTTTCAAGCCCTCGTCGACTACCGGACCGGTTTCGTGCTCGAGGCGCCCGATCTCGATGAAGCGCGCCGCATGGCGCAGCGCATCGCGATCAACAAGCTCGTCGCCGACGCCATCATCGATCTCAGCCAGGTCGACGACCCGGCCGGGGCACCAGTCGAGAGGCCAGTGCAATGATCCTCGTCGTACCGCTGGGCGCCGAGCAATACCCGATCTCGCACGGCACCACGCAATACATCCCCTATCGCGCCGACCACACCGACCCCAGCGCAATCCAGACCTGGCTCGTCGACATCCCGGCCGAGCACGCACAGCACTTTTGCCACAACGCAGGATTTTACCCGTGGAAGGAACAGTGATCTTTCAATCCGCCCATCCGCTCGTCGCACTGCGCTTCAAGGAGGGCTTGCCGCGCGCCGTGTCGTGGGGCGGCATGAGCTTTGCGCCCGACAAGGACGGCTACAATTGGCTGCCGGTCGAGGCGGTGCGCGAGCTGACCGAGTCGCACGGCATGGAAGGCGTGCCCGGGGTCCCCGTCGTCGAGGCCGCACCCGAGCGGTTCCGGCCGGCAAGCCTCGCCGGCATCGCCGCAATCGAGCACGAGCTCGCACCCGGTGTCACCATCGTCACACCCACCGCGGGGGGCGGCGCGATCCGACCCGCGGTCTTTCCGCCAGAGGGGGAGCACCCCGACGGCGGTCCGCAACCGGCGCTCGGACCGCCACCGACGGAAGCCGAGGTTTTGGCATCCGCATCCGAACCAGTGGCAAGCGCCAAACCCAGCAAGAAGTAATCGCCCGATTACCCTGGACAGGCCCGTGCCGCTACACGGGCTCGCCCGGCTTCACCGGCCCCGGTAGCGTATCTTCGCTCCCGAGGTCACCCCCCTACTCGGTGTCCAGTAGCGGCTGGAGCCGGGTGCCGGTGGAGACACACCCCAAATGCAATATCTGCCGCAGCCCGTGCGGCCCAATTCCGAGCGGGCGCACCTCGCGATCTGCTACAAGAATTTCGCCGCCCACAAGCACATCAGCCATATCGGTCTCGGGGTCACCGCGCTGACCAATGCGCGGCTTCTGAACGCCGCCGGTCTTTGGACCGAGGTATGGCCCATCCTGTCGGCCGCCGATCTCGACACCCTGCTGCAACAAACCCGCGCCACCAACACCGCGCAAAGCCAAGCGCCGATCAGCCACGTCGTGATCAGCGCGCCGTGGATCCCGACCGCCGATCTGCAGCAGTTGTGCAACAAGTGGCACGATACGAATTTTTCCGTGGTCAGCCACAGCAACGTCGGGTTTCTGCAAGCCGACCCAAATGGCGTGACCCTGCTGCGCGAGGCTGGCGATCTGCAGACCAGCATGATCAACTTCCATATCGGCGCCAACAACGCCAAGCTGATCAGCTGGTGGCATAGCGTCTACCACACGCCGATGCGCTGGCTGCCGAACATGTACGACCTCAGCGCGGCGCAGACCGTGCCGCAGCGCTGGACGCCGGGCAAGACGTTGCGGATCGGATCGTTCGGCGCCACCCGGCCGCTCAAGAATATTCTGACCGCCGGTGCGGCCGCGCTCGAGATCGCCTCCCGCCTGCAAGGGGACCTAGAATTCTGGGTGAGCTCGGGTCGCGCCGAAGGCGGCGGCGACACGATCACCAAGGCGTTGCTGGCGCTCTACGCCAATCTGCCGACGGCCAAGGTCGTGCAGTCGGGTTGGCAGTCCTGGCCGGCGTTCCGCCGCGTCGTGCGCAGCATGTCACTGCTACTGCAGCCCAGCTATACCGAGTCATTTTGTATGGTGGTAGCCGATGGCGTCGCCGAAGGTGTGCCATCGGTCTGCTCTGATGCAATCGACTGGATTCCGAGGCGATGGCAGGCGACCGATGACAACGCCGACGATATTGCCAATGTCGGGATCAGCCTGTTGCACGACCCGAACGCGGTCGCGGCCGGGCTGGCCGCTTTGAAGGCGCACAACGCGGCAGCGCTTGCCGCCTGGTCGGCGATGCTGACGACGCCGCGCCCCATCATGTGAGCCGAGCGCGCCGGCAAGTAAATTTTGATCGGAGGGTCCGATGGCTACTGGCGATCTGACCAGCCTTGCCAACGTCAAGCAATGGCTCAACACGACCGGCACCTTCGGCGCGACCGATGACACGATGCTGACCCGGCTGGTCACCGCGGCGAGCGGGTTCCTGGCGCGCTATCTCGGCCGCGATGTCGTGCTGACCAATTACAGCGAGTTGCGCGACGCTTACGGCCCGGCTTCGAACAGCTTTGTGTTCGCCAATTTCCCGGTGCAGCAGGTCTATGCCTGCGTGGTCGCCGGCGTGTCGATCCCGCCGATCCCGCAGACCAGCGGCACCTTGACCACCAGCGCGCCGACCGCGGCGGGCAACGCGACCCTGCATTTTGCCGGTCCGGTGCCGAGCTGGATCGTCGCAGGTTTGGCGCTCACCGATCCGACGACGCTGAACGCGATCCAGGCAAACACCACGGTGCAATCGACGACCTCGACCACGGTAGTGATGAGCCAGGGTGCGGGCAGCGCTGGTGTGCAGTCGGGCGATCTGATCGTCTTTGCCCCGACCCCAGGCTCGCTGGTCAACGCGCTGCCGACGACGTTTTATCCACCGGCCGGCTACACCTTCACGCCGACCAGGCTGGTCATCACCGGCTATCCGATCCCGCGCCTGCAGCAGTGCGTCAGCCTGCTCTACCAGGCGGGCTATGCGACGGTTCCTGACGAGATCGAGCAGGCCTGCATCGAGCTGGTGGCACTCCGCTACCGCCTCGAGCGCCAGCACCCGGGCGTGGTCGCCGACCATATCGGGACCTCGGCCGGCGACGGGGTCACTTACAGCCAGAAGGATATGAACCCCTGGATGAAGCGGGACCTCGAGCAGTTCAAATCGGTCGTACCAGTCTCACCAATGCCAAGGGGGTTTTGATGGACGCTCCGCTGCAGGAGCACGAGATCCGCGCGCTGCCACGCTGCGCCAATTGCCCATTTGCCGAAACCGACAAGGACGACGGCAAGCTCTATTGCCACGAAAGCGCGGTAAAGGCCCAGGCGGTCGTCGTCGTGCGGCCGCCGGTCGAGAAAAAGCCGGTCCTCACCGCGGCGGGTCATGGGATCCCGCCCAAGCCCGACGTCGTCGTGCTCGGCGTCACCAGCTACTGGCCCGAGGTCCAGCCCGATTGGGCGTGCTGGCAGCACCCGCGCCGCCAGGCCGAACGGCGCCGGCTGGAGACCGGTTTATGATGCTGCTGCTCGAACTCTCACGCGGCCGGCCGGATATCCCGGCTTCGCTGTGCAACCCGATCGAGGCCTGGCTTTACCAGTCGCACGACGTGATCGAAGCGGCGATCGGTGACGTCGCTTTTATCCAGGCCATCGAAGACAGCGCTCGGGTGATCGCTGAGTCGCTGAGAAGAGGCGGTCAGATCATGATCGCCGGCAATGGCGGTAGTGCGGCCCAGGCCCAGCACTTCGCGGCCGAGCTGGTCGGCCGGTGCGAGCGCGACCGGGCACCGCTGGCAGCCATCGCACTCGGCACCGATCCCGCAACGCTGACGGCACTGGCCAACGACTACGGTTATGAGCGGGTCTTTGAGCGCCAGCTTGCCGCGCTGGCAAATCATGACACGGTGCTCGTGGCGATCTCGACCTCGGGAAACTCGGCCAACATCCTCCGCGCCGCCGAGGCGGCGCTCAAGCAAGGCATCCCCGTGATCGCGATGACCGGACGCGGCGGTGGGCAACTGATCCAGCTCTCCAATCTGGCGATCGTGACACCGATCGACGGCCTGATCACCCCGCTGATCCAGCAGGTTCACCTGATCGCGGCGCACGCGATCTGCGGCCTGGTCGAGGCCATCCTGTTCCGCCCGGGGAGTCCTGAATGAGCTTCCATGTCGAGTGGCAGGGTCTCGATGAGCTCCTCGCCCGTCTGCAACGCGCCTCGCCAGACATCCGGCATCGGATGAACCTGGCGGCACGTGGTGCCGCCGAGCTCGTCGCCACCCAGGCGCGCGCCAACATGCGGAGCCTGTTCAAGGGCTCCGGGAGGGTCGCCGACATCTCGGTCCGGGTGACCCGCCGCGGCGAGGAGGTCACCGGCGAAGTCACCGCCGGCGGCACGCCCTATGCGCGGATCCACGAGTTAGGCGGCACCGTCCACCTGCCGGATATTTTCCCGGTCCAGGCTAACGCGCTGCATTGGATCAGCAAGGCTGGCGACGAGGTTTTCGCCAAGCATGCCGCCGCGCATGACGTGCATATTCCTGAGCGCTCCTATCTGCGCTCAGCGCTGACGCAGCGCGAAGCCGACATCCGGCGAGTGTTTGAAGAGGCCGTTGCCGGCGCCTTCGGGGGCGGCGCCGCCGCCGCCTAGCGGAGGGTTGCGATGACGACGTGCCCACCGACCCGCGAGCAGGTCTTCCAGGCCGTGTTCAACCTCGTCGACGGGCTACCGGGCTTTGTGCAGACGACCCGCCGCTACACGCGCCCCTCGGCCGTCGAGGCGATCAACTGCCCCTGCCTGATGACTTGGGAGCAGCCCGAGAAGACCGAGGGCAGCGAGCTCGGCTTGCGCAAGCGCTGGTGGGAAGTTTGGCTGATCATCGTGTACTACAACAACGATCCCTACACGCCCGGTGCGACGATCCTCAACCCGCTGATCGATGTGGTCGAGGCGGCGTTCGCGCCGGACAACCCGGTGCACCAGACGCAGACACTCGGCGGGCTGGTGCAGGCCGTCTACATCGACGGTCCCACGGTCAAGGCGGTCAGCGACGTCGATATCGACCACGGCCAGGGCGGGGCGGTGATCCCGGTGCGGATTTTGGTGCCCTAGTTACGGACTTCCAGCCTGGCGCCCCAAAGGTGCGTGTGCAGCAACTCGGCTGCTCCGAAGTAGTGCTGGAAGCAGATCAGTAGAGAGCCGTCTGCGCCTCGCCGCCGGAAGAAGCCGCCACTCGGTCGCGGCGGGTTTTCCGGCAGCGCATAATATTCCTCTTCATCAAGCTCGGGCCAATCCGGCGCGACCGCGCCGGTCAACCGGCAGAGCTCTTCGTAGATCGTCATATAAGGGGGTTTTCCCAATGATCACTCGCGGCGATGCCGAGGCATTGTTTCACGACAAGCGCGAGAGCGAAACACCGACGATCGGCTGATGATCGATCTTCCCGACGTTACGTTGGTGGCGATCGACAGCGGCCCGCTCGCCGAGCTGGTTGATCTGGCGGTGCGCGACTGTCTCAAGCACGTCCGCTTTGGCGGCATCATTCGCGACGTTGGCCCGCTCGGCAGCGTCGAGGCCTGGGACCGCGCCAGTTGGTACGACGTGCCGCCACTGGTGAAAACCAGTCATTACCTGATGATCCAGTGGGACAGTTGGATCGTCAGGCCGGCCGCCTGGTCCGATGAGTTTCTTGGCTACGACTATATCGGCGCACCCTGGTGGTACACCGACCAGCGCAATGTCGGCAATGCCGGCTTCTCGTTGCGCTCGAAGCGCCTCGGCCTCTATCTCGCCGAGCACCGCGAGCAATTCCCGCTGCGCTTGCCGGTCGATCACAACATCTGCCGCAACTATCGGCCGCTGATGCGCGGTGACCTGCTGTGGGCACCCGATGAGGTCGCCTACCGCTTCTCGCGTGAGCGCACCGGCTGGGAGCGGCGCGAAGCCAGCTTTGGCTTCCACGGTCTGTGGAACTTCCCACTGGTGCTCGACATGCGCGGGCTCGGCGAACGCATTGCGCTGTTCAATGACTACGTCACCAGCCGGGTCGAGTACCCGCAGATGCTGCAGATGATGTACGAGCGGCGGGCGCGGGCATGATCACCCGCGACACCTATTACTCGGTGCTGCGCTACTCGCTCGACGAGTACCCGTGGCCAAAGCTGATCACCAAGCTGCTCGGCGAAACCGACCTCGCGTTTCTACGCGATGACGACTTGCCGCGCCACTCGCGTCAGACCGACCAGAAGACCAAGTGGCACAAACGGTTTTACGAGACCCGCAATGTCTGGGGCGAACTCTATCACCGGTTTGTTATATCCTTCGTCGCGCGGCAATTCCGAGAGGACTTTTACTTCCAGGCGATCCCGACCTTTCGGGTGCATCTGCCGTACAATGTCGCCGTCGGCGAGTACCACAAGGACGGCGATTACGGGCATCCGGCCGGTGAGACGAACCTGTGGGTTCCGCTGACCTCGGCCGCCGACACCAATTCGGTCTACCTCTGCGACCACGACGAGTCTCAGCTCGGGATTTGGCGCCGCTCGATCCGCGTGTGGCCGGGCGATGTCGTCGTCTTTGACGCCGTCGGGCGCTGCCACGGCAACGAGACCAACTGCGAGCGCTTTAGCCGGGTCAGCTTTGATTTCCGCGTGCTGCCGGTGCGGCTCTACCGCGACAGCGAGGCGCGCTCGGTCAACATGGGCAAGCGTTTCGCCCCCGGCGAGTATTACGCCGCCGAGCCGGTCCGGGGGCTCGCCTGATGGCGCGGGGCGACGAGCCGAGCCGGCTGCTGAGCCTCGACGACGAGCCGTGGCGGCCGTCGCAGCGCCTCTATTCGCTGGCCCATGACATCACCGGCCTGGCGCCGCGGATCACCCACCGCAAGCTCGCTGCACGGCCCTCGGCCGGCCAGCGCTGGTTCGAGGTCTTCCCGGGCGAGCACTACCATCTCCTGACCGCGATCTCGGTGCTGCTCGGCCCGCGCATCATCTGGGAATTCGGCACCGATACCGGGATGAGCGCGCTCGCCATGCTCGAGGGCTGCGCGCTGGCCCGGGTCTACACCGTCGACATCGCCGGCTGGCGGACCAAGCCCGATCCGTGGCTCCTCGAGGAGGACTTTGCGGACGAGCGGGTGACCCAGGTCGTGGCAAACATGGCCGACCCGGATTTCTTCGCGACCTGGGGCGAGTGCATCGCCGGAGCTGATCTGATCTTCGTCGACGGCCCGAAGGACATCACAACCGAGCGGCGGTTCCTCGAGCTGCTCGGCGCCGTCCAGTTCCGCACCCCGCCGATCGTGGTCGTCGACGACATCCGGGTCATCAACATGATCGAGGTGTGGCGCGGCATTGCGCGGCCGAAGATGGACCTGACGAGCTACGGCCATCACACCGGCACCGGGCTCGTCGATTGGTGCGGGACAAGATGACCGCGGGACCGCTGGAGTTTCTCGACGTGGTTGGCAGCTTTCTCGACCAGGAGTGCGAGGGCTGTCGCCGCTCCCTCGCCGCGGTCAGAGTGGGATTGCTTGGGATGGACCACGTCGCCAGGGTCGAGTTCGCCACGAAGGTATTGCCCGCCTACTCGGGTATTGCTGAGGCTTACGCTGAGTTTACGGCGTTCCTGCGCGCTGTGCAGGATGGGGCTTTGGGCACGGCTTGATGGCGACGCAATACGACTCGCTGATCGGCGGCCGCCGCAACACCGCACTGCGCGAGGCGATCCAGCACGGCGCTCTGAACTTTACCTACAAGGGTCACCCGTGCTGGAAAGACCCGTTCGACCTGGCGCTTTACTCGATGCTGCTGTGGCGCGAGAAGCCGCGGACGATCATCGAGATCGGCTCGGCCTTTGGCGGCTCGGCGCTGTGGTTCCGCGACATGCAGGTCGCGATGGAAATCAACCCCTGCATCGTCATGTCGATCGACACCAACCCGCCGAGCACCACCATCTCCGGCCTCGCCTTCCTGCAAGGCGACGCGCACGACCTCGGCCAGACGATCCCACAGCAGTGGCTCGCCAATGAGATGGCGCGGCCGTTGCTGGTCATCGAAGACTCATCACACGAGCCCGAGACCACGCTCGCGGTCCTGCGCTTCTTCGACCCCTGGCTGCGGCCCGGCGAGATGATCGTGGTCGAGGACGGCAACGCCGACGAGCTCTATCCCGGCCGCCACCGGCGCGGTGGGCCGTTGACCGGGGTCGCCGAGTTCATGGCCGAGCGCGGCGTCGATTATGTGCGCGCCGCCGAGTATTGCGACTTCTTTGGCCAAAACGTCACCTGGAACCCCGACGGCTACATTCGGCGGATCCGCTGATGGGCCTAATAACGCCTGACCATAGGATGGCGTGGGACCAATGGGTGCGGGTGTTCGGTGCCCTGCGTGAGGAGGGCGAGACCGGGACCATGCGGCACGACAGCGGTCGGGTCTTCAAGGTTCGGCTGCACTCCTACCGGCGCGATGGCGAGGACTGCGTCTTCCAGCTCGAAATCCTCGACGAGGCGGAGGGGTCAGCCTGAGACATGCCCAAGATCAGCGCCTTCGTCATCGCCTATAACCGGGCGGAATTACTGCGCGCCTGCTTGCGCCGCGTGCGGTTTGTCGACGAGCTCATCGTCGTCGATAAGTCTTCGACGGACGAGACCCCCAAGGTCGCCCGCGAGCTCGCCGACCGCTATCAGCTGGTGCCGTGGACCCCGGTCGTCGAGGACACCCGCGCCTACGCGCAGAGCTTGTGCTCGCACGAGTGGATCATCTGCCTCGACGACGACGAGATCCTGTCGCCGACGGCGGCCGAGGGGATCGCCGAGGTCATGGCGAGGTGCCCCGAGGCGGATGTCTTCTACCTCCCGATCCGCCATTACATCCTCGGCCGCTTTGACCCGCGCAGCTACCCCGAGGAGCACCGGCCGGCGCTCTACCGTCAGGGCATGATCCACTACCCGTCGGCGGTGCACGCCAGCGCGGTCGTCGACTCCGAGTGCCGGCAGCGGGTCAAGGTCGAGGGCATCTGGATCGATCACCTGTCGCATCCCGATGTCGCGGCCTACCTCGAGAAGACCAACCGCTACACTTCGCAGCCGCAGCGCAGCGGGGCGCAACTGCCGGCGGATCTGGCCATCTTTGCCCGCCATCAGATCGGCTTGGTCCCGATCGGCGCCGACCCCTACGTCCAGGCGGTCGGGCTGCTGCGGGCGCTCTACGAGATCGTCGACGGGCTCAAACGCTGGGAAGCGACGCAGCCGAACGGCCACGAGGTCTTCAGCCAGTTCTGCGCCGCGATCGGCCAAGAGAACGAGGCCCTCGGCGAACCGTGGTTTGGCAACGACGTTCCCGAAGGGGAGCCGTGGCGATGAGCACGCACAAACTCGTCCGCTGGCTGCTCTGCCGCTTTGGCCGGCACCAGCTTATCCACAATTCGGCAAATCCCAGCCTGTTCCGATGCGTGCGGTGCAATCGCGCGTGGCGGAATTTTGTCGGCTTGGGTTGGCGGGAGCTATGATCAAAAAACTGCACATTGGCTGCGGCGACCATCCGCTCGACGGCTGGGTCAACTGCGACCTCAATCCGTGCCGCTCCGACATCCTGCGGATGGACGCGACCTGGCCGTTTCCGTTTGGCGACGGCGAGTTCGACCGCGTCTTTAGCGAGCACATGATCGAACACGTCCCGCATTCGGGCGGTCTGGCCATGCTCGCCGAGTGCCGCCGGGTGCTGAAGCCGGGCGGGCGGGTGCGCATCTCATGCCCGGACAGGGCGTTTATCGAGCACCTGGTCGGACCGCCGGAGAAGCTGACGGCGGACGAGTGGCGCTATGCCGAATGGGCGCGTGAGCATTTCGGGCTGAAGACGGCTCTCGATGTCGGTCTCAACCTCTCGAACGGCTTTGGCCACCAGCACATCTACAGCCGCAGCTCGCTGCGCGAGGCGCTGTTAAAGGCCGGCTTTGCCAGCATCACCGAGCACCGCATTCAAGAAAGCGGTGATCCGGAATTGTGCAACCTCGAAAACGACGGGCGCATGCCGCCGGGCTTTCTGCAGCTCGAGACAATGACGCTCGAAGGCGAGGCGCGTGACCATTATCCCATTTAAGCCGAGGCAGCTGTACGAGCCTACTCTCTTCGCGGCAAACACGGAGTTTGGCCGGTTCACAGCGTCAGGGACGCTCTGCGGCCACATCGACTTCGCAGGCCCATTCCGGGGTACTTACCCGCTGTCTCCTGATGAGGCGCTTGCGATCATCACTATGCTCACGCAAGCACTGGCCGACGTGCTCGATCATGCCGACCCGCTGCACGATCCCAGGATCATCAGTAGTCGCGCGCGCTGAGGATCGTGGTGTGCTCGCCGACGCGCTGCTGCACGTCTTTGCGGATGTCGGCATAGCGGTAACCGATCACCGTGCCGTAAGTTGCCGTCTTGCCTGGGCCGCGGCACAGCGTGAAATGCGGGGCTAAGCCCTGCGCTCGGAGCGCATCCATCTTCAGCCGCATCGCGCCCAGGTCTCTGGGGTGATTTAGCACGCACCACAGTGCCGCGACCGCGCAGGTCGAGATCGTGTTCCTGTCGAAGCGCGCCACTGCCGGGACCAGTTGCTCGACCATCATCCGCCGGATGTCAGCGTAATTGGCCACCTCGGCCCGCTCCGCCTCGGTGATTTGCAGCCTGCTCTCGAACTCGCGCAACGCCTCGTCGAGGTCGCGGTCCGGCATCGACACGGTGATCGGGTCATGCGGCAGGACCTCGAGCGTGATCGCGGTCCAGCCGGGGTCGGCGCGCCAGCGCTGCAGCTGTTCAACCGACATGCGTTCGACGGTCCTCAAAGGATACCCCCATGGCGGCTTACCCGGACGGCTTTCATGGCGCAGCCCTGCGCCTGACACAAGCCGATGTCGAGAGCGTCGCCGCTCATCTCGGGGTCGAGCCGCTCGTGATCTGGGCGGTGGCACAGGTCGAGGCGGGACCGGGCGACCAAGGCTTTCTCCCCGATGGCCGGCCCAACATCCTCTTTGAAGCACACATCTTTCACGAGCTGACCGGCGGGCAGTGGGACCAGGAGTTCCCGAACATCTCGTCGGCGAAGTGGGACCGGTCGCTCTACGGTGCTGCCGGTGCGCACCAATTCGACCGGATGGAGCCCGCGATCGCGCTCAACCGCGAGGCGGCGCTGCAATCGGCAAGCTGGGGGCTGTTTCAGATCCTTGGCGAGAATTACGCCCAGGTCGGGTTTGCCGGCGTCGACGACTTTGTCGCGGCAATGTGCGACAGCGAAGGCAAGCATCTGCAGGCCTTCGCCGCGTTCTGCACGACGAATAATCTCGTCGGCTTTATGCGGGCGCACGACTGGCAGCATTTCGCACTTGGCTACAACGGTGCGGGTGCGGCCGCCAATAGGTACGCGCAGCGGCTCGCCGCCGCCTACGACAACGGCACCTGGCCGCCGCCTGATCTGCCGCCGGGGCCGCCACCTGCGCCGCCGCCCGCACCGCCACCGGCACCACCGCCGCCACCGCCTGCACCGCCACCGGCACCGCCGCCACCGGCACCGCCGGCACCGCCGTCAATACCAACCATTGAGCTGCCGGTCGGTGATCTCCGCGCTGTGGCCTTGGAGGGGTTTGACCAAGACGGCAAGCGCATGCCGCTGCCGATGACTGGCGCCCTTGCGCGCAGCGACAACGAGACGATCGTCACTGCGAGCTTAGCGCGCGACGGGCAGAGCATCATCGTCGATGCGGTCGGTCCCGGTCAGACCGTGGTGCACTACGTCTTCGGCACCCTCGACCGCGCGCTGGCGGTCACCACCGAAGTCCTGACCAACGTCGTGTTCGAGCTCACTGCTCCGCCACCGCCGGCAGCACTACGCGCCGCGCTTGCCATACCCGTCAAAAGGAACCCCGTAATGACCGGACTGCGCTTTGTGCTCGCTCGGCTCAACGAGGCATCGACCTATAGCGGCCTCGGTGTGCTGACCGCCGCTTTCGGACTGCATCTCAGCGATCCGCAGCTGACGGCAGTCATCCAGTCCTTGATGGCGCTGGCCGGGTTGGTCTCGGTCTTCACGCCGGAGGGCAAATGATCGACGCCGGCCGCTTCGCCAGACCAAACCCGGTATTCACCGGCAAGAACGGTCAGCGGCAATTTCTCCGCTTCACGCTTGACGGCGCCTCAGCCGCGGCCGAACTGCGCCGCTTCGCCGACGCGCTCGAGGGCGGTTTCGTCCACCTGATCAAGGTCCAATCCGGCTCGCTCGCCGACGGGCGCGATTACCCGTCGCAAGCGCTGATGATCGAGTTCGTCGAGATCGAGCGCGCCGCGGCGGACGAGGGCAAATAGGAGAGACGGGCCCAACCCGGCCCGCCTCTGCCCCCGACGCTCGATGTCTTTGGCTTAACCGCCGATCCGGAACCCCCCGTTCCCACCGACTGGCCGCAGACACGGAAGGTCTAGCACATGGGCTGTCGCTGCCGCGAGATCCGCGCTGTCATCAACCGAGTGCCGGGCGGCAAATTCTTCACCGGGCTGTTGCCCGCACTTCCACCGAAAGGACCCACAATGAAGATGCTGGCACCCGTGCCCGGGCAGTCATTTAACTTGGCCAACGGCTCGCAATACACCGCTGGCGACGATCGCGCCATCGAGGTCGAAACCCAGGACGTCGCCGAGATGCGGCGGGTGGGCTGCACCCCGGTGCTGCCGGCGACAACGGCCGTAACGACACCGACCTGGGGGACCGTTACGGCGGCCGAGGCCGGCGAAGCTGCGGCCGAGGAGCCGACCGAGCAGTGATGATCGAAGCGCCGCTGATCGCACCTCCCGAAGACGGCAAGTTCACCCCGAGCGCGCATCGCTACTTCCTCAGCGCCAAGGAATACAACGACCGCGGCAATGTCGGTGCTGCCGAGCATTGTCTCGCCTCGGCGCTGCGGCTCGACCCGAACCACCATGCGGCACTGACCTCGCTCGCCTGCATTGTGCAGGACCGGCGCCAGTTCGCCGCGTCACGCGCATTGGCGCAGCGGGCGGTCAACCTCGACCCGACGAACCCGGCTTACCTCGGCAATCTCGGCAACGCGCTGTTCCGCTGCGACCGCTACCACGAGTCGGCGGCAGCGCACATGCAGGCGATCAAGCTGTGCGGCGAAAAGAAAGAGCGCGGCGAGGAGGTCAACCAGCTCGGGCTCGCAGGCCTGTGGCACAACCTCGGGCTCGCACGCATGGCGGCCCGGCGGCCGGAGCACGCCGTGCATTGTTTCCGCATCGCGCTCAGCCTGGCACCGGAAGAACGCCGCATCCGCCGCGATCTCGGCATCGCGCTGCTCGGCTGCGGCGAATACCCCGAGGGGCTTCTTCACCACGAAGCCCGCTGGGACGAGCTCGACAAATACCCGATCTGGGACAGCGGCATCCCGCGCTGGGACGGCGAGGACCTCGAGGGCAAGACGATCATCGTCCACCACGAGCAGGGCTTTGGCGACACGCTGCAGTTCTGCCGGTTTCTGCCGCAGCTCCGCGCCGGAGGCGCCCACGTCATCGCCGCGGTGCCGCAACCCTTATTGCGGCTGATCGCGATCTCGGGGCTGGCCGACGAGGTCTGCCTGGTCGACGGCCCGCCGCCGCCGGCCGACTTCCATGTGCCGATGATGTCGGTGCCGTTCCACCTGGGCATCACCCGCGACACGATCCCGAGCGAGCCCTACTTGCGGGCGCCGGAAGCCGGCCTCGGCATCCCGATCATGAAACCGCCCGGGACCCGGCTGATGGTCGGCCTGTGCTGGGCCGGGTCTTCGGGCTATGTGCCCGATCTCCGGCGATCGATGCCGTTCGAGCACCTGCTGGACCTGATCGATATGCCGGCGCTTTCCTTTGTCTCGCTACAGAAGGGCGAGCGCGCCGGCGACATCCAGCGCCACGGCATGCGCTCGATGATCGGCGATCTCTCGGGGATCCTCGGTGACTTCGCCGACACCGCCGCGGCGATGATGCAAGTCGACCTGGTGATATCGGTCGACACCTCGGTATTGCACCTGGCCGGCGCGCTTGGTCGGCCGGCGATCGGGCTGTTCTCAAACTGGCGCTGCTGGCGCTGGCTGGTCAATCGCGACGACAGCCCTTGGTACCCGACCATGCGCCTGTGCACCCAGGAGAGCCCAGGCGACTGGACTGGCCTGATGCAGACCGTGCGGCAGGTGATCGAGGACGCAGAGGTCGAGGAGGTGCAGACCGTCGTCGAGAGCACGACGATCGAGGCCGCCGCCTGAACGTTCGCCGGCAACGATATTCATAGCTGCGATATTCATAGCTAACGAGGCGCCCTGCGGGGCGCTTTTTTAATTGCCTGATTACAACCAAACGCCCTTGGGCAAGGCGCTCGCCAACGTCGGACGACCGTCGGCATTCCCTTCGCGGGAGCCCACTGAAATCCGAGCCCACCAGTGCCAACGCCGTGATGGCGTCGGTCCTTCCCCCAGATGGAGTTATTTCAATGGTCGCCTATAATTTTGGCGTCGGTAACTGGTTCTGCAAGCGTACCGACACCGCCAACCAAACCGTCACCCTGCTGGGCGTGCTTCAGGACATGGAGATCGACATCGATCGCACCAACAAGGAGCTGATCGGGCAATACGCATTGCCGGTCGACATCGCCCAGGCGCAGATGAAGATCACCGGCAAGGCCAAGTACGCCCAGGTCGGCCTCGGCAACCTGAACAACACGATCCTCGGTCAAACGCAGGTCAGCAATTCTGGTTTCCAGATCGCCGCACCGGAAGCCCAGACGGGTGCCTTGACGGTCACCGTCACCAATGGTGCGACATTCTCC